CCGTTGCCGGAGCGCCCTTGCGAACAATTAACCTACTGCGCAAAAAATGAATCTGTGCGGGGGAATTATATCAACCGCGTGGAGAAGCGCCACAATTGCCGAATAACAGGCAAAACAAAGGCCACCCGCTACGGTGGCCCTTCAACACAAGCTACACGTTATCCCCAACGCATGAGCATTACCGACAATGCCACATTTGCGGCTGGTGGGCAATGTGATCAGTCAGATTTGGTTCGTTCCAAGGTTTGCAACGAGAGCTTTTTCCTGTGCTCTTTAAGGAATTGCTCAAGGGCAAAAGCACATGGCGCGAATCTTTCTGATTCATGCTCTATCTTTCTGCGCCGTCTTTTCCGTGTCGGTGATAATGTTTTGGTCAATTCTTTATCGGTCATTGTGTTGTCCTGCATAGCAATGCGCCGTAATACCTTACACCACGGCGCTGGTGATGGTTATTCCTGCTCTTTGGCCTTGCGACGCTGGAGTTCTTCACGTGCGACGGTGACGAGCTGCCCGATCTCCTCGACAGCTTTGACTCCGATTTTTTCCACCTGCGCCAGCGCATCGAGCGAAGAAACCAGGGGATTTTCTCCGCTTCCTTCTGCCTGGCGGCGGGCGATCTCACCGCGTACAGCCGTAACTATAAAATTCGCTTTAGTTTCCCATGGCTGTAGGGATGCCTCAATGCCACTCACTACTTCATGTGGAAATCTGGCATTCAGTTGCTGTGATTTATTGTTAACAGAACTCGTGGACATGTTTGCACCTCCGATTAATAACGGGATGCAGTGTAATACAAAAGTGAATACCAAAAAAGACTTGAAATGGTATTCACCAAAATGTAATCTGAATACCACAAGGGCTGATACATGCAATTCAGCAATTGAAACGACGAAGCCCCGCACTGTTGGAGCAGTAACGGGGCTTCTAACCAAACCGTTAACTGGAGTAACGATTATGGCTGTAAGACAGCATACCCCACGACTTGCGCACACACAAACGGTCTTTGTGTGGCGTTTTCTGGCACTAAGTGCCGGAGAATCTCAAATCGTCCACGTAACCGCCTGGACGGAACGCGAAGCGCGTAACCGTTGCCCGTCCGGTTGTGTCGCTGTATTCGCCGCCCGTATTCGTCAGGGGGTGCGCCATGTGCAATAAAAACACGCCGGACGCAGCCGCCGAAGCCATCAAAACGCTAATGCACGCGCTGATTGATATTTCATGCACGGCAGCAACCGCAGAAAAACACATTACCAGAGAGCCGGAGTATACAGGGGCAATAATCCCCCATTCGCTGGCCTACGCACAGCTTACCGCTGATATGGCACTGAATGAGGCTAAAGCCATCCTGATTGCTGATTGTGAAAATGGGGGGGGGTTATGCGTGATGATCGTTTTAATGCCCTGAAACAGGAATTTGATGGCGCACCGGATGATACAGGCGATGCGTTGCTGGCTGTTAATGACCTGATAAAGGCCGCATGTTTTTTAATTGGAACCGCTGAACATTCAGGAACCGGCAACGATATTCTTATTATTGCGTCGGATTATGCTGAATATGTGGCAGAGGCGCGTTACAGAAGAAAATTACCGGAGGATGTAAGCCATGCATAATCATGAAGCACACTTACCTGTAGTGCTGAATGTACCGTCAGATTATACGGGGCGCGTTTTGATATTCCTGGATAAAGGGAAAGTGAAATCACAATGCCGCCTTAGAAATAATGAGGTTGTTGGTTCTCTGGCTTTTTTTTTCTGAAGCCTGTATTCGTGCCGGAATAAAACCGGAATCACTGACAGGAAAATAAAACCATGAAAAAGAAAAATTCTGGCTTTACTGCCAGCGGCCCCGCTCGGCCTGAAATCCGCCCCGACGATATTTTCAAAGATAAATACGGCGGACGAATAACGATAAAAACCGTCGATGATTTTCGCGTGACTTATATCCGCGAAGGTTATGCGCATCCCTGCGTGTCGTCACATATGCGTTTTGAGAGTGAATTCACCCTGGTAAGCAAAGCACCACCAGCGAACTTAAGCGACATCGACAGAATCATGCGCGTTACAGGTATGGAACGCATTAAGGCAGTACGTGAAATTATTCGTGAGCGGGGAAAGGCAAAATGAAACTGGCACCGAACTTAAAAAAACAGCCACACGACAAAATGACCGAAGTCATTATTTTTGCGGGTAGTGATGCCTGGGCGCACGCGAAACAATGGCAGGAGCAGGACGGGCGACTTGCCGGCGACAATGTTCCGCCTGTATGGCTTGGAGACAGCCAGCTTGACGAACTGGCAGACCTGAAAATTATCGACGATGGTCGCTATTGTGTCCGGCTGTACAAGGCAGGCCACATCAAGCCATCAAATATTAATGCCATCGGGCAAAAGCTGGCGGCGGCAGGTGTACGGGATGCGAATTATTACCCTGAGGGGATGCACAGCCAGAAGCGGGAGAACTGGCACGAATATCTGGAGCGTGAGCGCCAGAATCTTTCTGATGGTCTGGTTATTCAGCTTCCTGTTAAGAAAAAAACAGAAGACAGCGCCGCACCACTGGCGCTTAACCAGATGGGAGCAAGCCAGCGCGGCGAAGTTCTCCTGGCACGTTATGGCGGTGAACTGGCAATTAATGCGGACTCTGACACCGTTCACCACTACAACGGCGTTGTATGGGAGCCGGTACAGGATAAAGAGTTACAGCGGGCTATGGCGCAGATTTTTATTGATGCGGAGATCAGTTATTCGCAGAACGCCATCAAATCGGCGGTCGATACAATGAAGTTAAGTTTGCCCGTAATGGGGAATACCGCCCGTAACCTGATTGGATTCAGTAACGGTGTTTTTGATACCCGGACAGGCGATTTTCGGGAGCATGACAAAAACGACTGGCTGTTAATTGCCAGTGAATTACCGTTCAGCCCGCCAGCAGAGGGGGAAACGCTGGCAACGCATGCGCCGAATTTCTGGAAATGGTTGCGCCGTTCGGTGGCTGAGAATGACCGTAAAGCGGATCGCGTACTGGCGGCGTTATTCATGGTGCTGGCGAACCGATACGACTGGCAGTTATTTCTTGAGGTAACGGGGCCGGGTGGAAGCGGTAAAAGCGTAATGGCGGAGATTTGCACCATGCTGGCGGGTAAGGCCAACACGGTATCGGCAAGCATGAAGGCGCTGGAAGATGCCAGGGAACGCGCGTTAGTGGTTGGATTTTCGCTGATTATCATGCCGGATATGACCCGCTACGCTGGTGATGGCGCAGGAATTAAGGCCATTACAGGCGGTGACAAGGTGGCAATCGACCCGAAGCATAAAGCCCCCTACTCAACACGCATTCAGGCGGTCGTGCTGGCGGTGAACAATAACGCCATGTCATTCAGTGACCGCAGCGGGGGGATCTCACGTCGTCGGGTGATATTCAATTTTTCGGAGGTTGTACCGGAAAACGAACGCGACCCCATGCTGGCAGAAAAAATAGAAGGAGAGCTGGCGGTTGTGATTCGCCACCTGCTTACTCGTTTTTCTGACCAGGACGAAGCTAAACGCCTGCTGTATGAGCAGCAGAAATCAGAAGAAGCACTGGTGATAAAACGCGAGGGCGATTCGCTGGTGGACTTCTGCGGCTATCTCATGTCGTCGGTAATGTGTGATGGTCTGTTAGTGGGTAATGCCGAAATTATTCCGTTCAGTCCGCGCAGGTATCTTTATCACGCCTATCTGGCATATATGAGGGCACACGGATTCGGTAAACCTGTAACACTGACGCGCTTCGGTAAAGATATGCCGGGGGCAATGGCGGAATATGGCAGGGAGTATATGAAACGGAAAACGAAGCACGGTTTGCGTTCAAATGTGACCCTTACAGAGGATTCAGAAGACTGGATGCCATCATGTGCATCGGTCACAAATGACGATGGAAAAAATTAAACTTATGGAATAACTGTTCACCACTGTTCACCCTATCATAAATGTCTTTTATATCAGTACATTATAGGGTGAACAGTTATTTATGAACTGTTCACCAAACTATTCACTGTTCACCTTTTTGATTGTTTATTGAGCTTAAGGGTGAACAGTGGTGAACAGTTGGTGAATAGTTTTTGTGAAACTGTTCACCCCTTAACATCATGAATAAAAAGGGAAAATCTCAAAAGGTGAACAGGTGAAGGGTTAAAATGCAAAAATTTTATTTTATTGCTGTGAGGTAAAGCCCGTGACAACGAAGCACGCAAAAAAACCACAATCTCACGCCCTTGATTTGACAGAACACTGGCTGAGAGTGGCGATAAAAATCATCGATCGCAACGCGGGAGAAGGATACGCGAAAGCACATCCTGAACTGATAAGCGCATTCATGACAACGGCGGCGGCAAACTTTGCCACGCTGACAGAACGAGAGATTGCCGAAGCGGAACAGGTGACAACCATCAACGTTAAACCCGGAGAGCAGACAGCATGACAGCACAGATAGCGGCTTACGGGCGGCTGGTGGCTGACCCGCAGTT